TTCTCGTCACATAATGAACTTTTTCATGATATATCCTCCTCAGTTCAGCAGCTTCGCCCAGGTCTTCGGCCCGGCGATCCCGTCGGCCGTGAGCCCGCTCGCCGCCTGGTATCGTTTGAGTGCGCTCTCCGTGAGCGTGCCGAAGTCCCCGTCCGCGGAGCCGCAGCCGAAGCCGTTCCCGTTCAGCAGGATCTGCAGTGCCTTGACCGCGGATCCGCTGTTGCCCTTCTGCACCTGTTTCGTCGTGACAGTAATGGTAGATCCCTCCCCTTTGCTCGTCGTGCCGGAGCCCGCCCCCGGCTTGGTGTCGTAGTCCAGCCACGAGGGTTTGCCCCACTGCGTCCACGGCCTGTCCCGCAGGCGCGTCTTGACGACGCCGTACGCGTGCCCCCTGGCCTCGATGACCCAGCCGTCCCCGATGTAGACCCCGACATGCTGTTTCGGGATAAATACGCACACGCCCGGCAGATCCGGCATGGACGCGATCCCGCCACGCTCGCTGCACTGGGCGTACAGCCCGGAGACGGCGACGTCCTGGCTTGCGTTGTATCGCGGGACGCTCGTCGGCGTATCGCTCCACCGGTACCCCTTGATGAGGCCGACGCAGTCATGGACGCGCTGCCCGAGCTGGCTCAGAAAGTCCGACGCCGTGTAATACTGCGCTATATCCTTCCGCGAGCGCTGCGCGTCGTACAGGGCGCGCGTGGCCGTCTGTCCATACGTCCCCATCCAGTACGGCTTGCCGAGCTGCGCCTGGCAGTAGGCGATAAGGCCGGATGCCGTCTTACTCATCCTGCCTACCGTCCTTGTTATACTGGGCTGTGCTTATGCCGAGGAGTGCGCCGAGGAGTGTGCAGATGACCGAGGTGGTCTTTGCTACCTCCGACGCATAGGCCCATCCCCAGATGCTTGCCAGACCAACATAAGCCGTCGCCAGAGCAGGGAGCACGATCATCGTGACCCACTTGAGCACATCATAAATCTTGTTGCTGAGTTTCATCCTTTTACCTCCAGTCTGTCCACTTCGGACATTATCGTCTCCAGATGACCATTTCCGCCGAGGGCCTTATACGCCCGGTACATATTGTTTAGGTTCTCCTTGTCGGCGATACTGACAAACCCGTCACTGATATAGCACTTGCCGAGGTATCGCACGCGGTCGATCATCATGACCTGCTGCGCCTTGACGAGTGCGTCGATACGAGCGTCGCCTTTGTCCTTTTTCGACCAATGCCGTTGCAGACACGCGACCACGATTGATGCGATGCCGGACGAGCCGACAACAGCGAGGACAATAGTAAGTATCATGTGTTTCTCCCCCTCAGATCTGCTAGTCTTGCGCGGATATCAGCCCGCTCCGTCAGCGTCGCCCTGATATTCCGCGCCGCGCTGATGAGCGCCGCGATAAACCCCGTCGCGGTCGTTGCGCTCATAAGCCCCTCCAGCGCCTCAAGGACTATGCTGTCGCTCGCCCGGAGCTGGGCCGTAAGCTCGGCGATCTGCTCCGCTTTGGCCCGCACCGCTTCGGCCTGTTCAATGTCTGCCATCCTGCCGCCGTCCAGCACGAGGTTGGTGCCGTCCCAACGATAAGCGTTGATTTTGTCGCCGCTGAGATCTATGCCCTCGATGCTGTCTAGGTGCGGCCCGTCGCCGATGGTGGAGATGGACAGCAGATAACCGTCCGTGTCGAGATTGAGATAATAAGCCGTGTGCTTCACCCCCCCTCTTACAGTTTCATGCCATATATCTCGAGCGGCACCATATACGCATTGTTTGACGCGGCGCTGGAGCTGCCTTGCGTATACCTCGCGCCAGCGGTAAAAGTTATCCCGCCGCCGTCCGAGATCGACAGAGAGCGCGAGTTAAAAAACACGTTGCCTCCAGATATTGACACCCATCGCGCTGTCGTACTATTGGACCCAGACGTTTTTGAGTACCAAAAAATGAACTCGCTGCTGCCTGTGCTGGTTGATTGTTCCTTGAATTTGATCGCGAACAAATCGTAGTCAGCTATCGTTCCATCGTCCAATATCGTCTGCGCTGCGAACGCCGATGTCGGCGAGCTGTTCTCCCAGAGCTTCACGAGCTTGTCCTGCTTCGCAGCGAGAGCTGCATATACCGCCTGATTCTCGACTGGGTTCGTGGATGAGCCTGAGATAGCAGAATCTACTGTCACAGAATCTACCGCCCACGCCGTCCATGTGCCGCTCGTCAGATAGCGGATGTATTTTGTCGCGCTTCCGGCGATCCACGCTTGCTGTACTCCCTCATTGCCGCTCGAATCGATGCAGGACACCACAAACCCTGCCGCATTCGCAAGCGGCGTGTTCAGCGTGGATGTATCGAGTGCGATGATCTGTACCATGCCGGCGGTAGCATCATCGAGATCGCTCAGGTTGCTTGTTGCGCCGTCAATAGCTATTCCGTTGTAGAATTTATTGATTGGGTCAGCGTTCAGGAAGTCCGCCTTGTATGCAACGGGGGACGGGCTTTCGCCATAGTTGTAGTCGATCTGTACGGCTCCACCGTCCATCAGTGCGGAGATGTGAAGAATATCGTCAGGAGCGTACCATGACCCGCAGGATATGCGACCAAGAGGAAATACGCTCGCGCCGACTCTTCCAACATCGAGACCGCCTTGAGACAGGGTCGTATATATCTGGATGGTCGATGTGTCGCCGCACCTTATCCCGCTCCCCTGTACCTTTATCATGCCGTTGGAGAATTCTACCGTTCCGTTGGTCGCGTCGGCAGTGAAGATAACGACATCGTTGCTGTCGGAAATCGTAAGAGCCCCGGAATTTATCCAGTCGGCATTGATGCCGATGGTGTTCAGGATGCTGGCGATCACCGTGCCGTTGACATATACACCCGTTGGATAGGTCTGACCGCCGTCCGTGGAGAAGCCAAGAGCCTCGGAGGTGATCTTGATGACGTTCAGCGAGCTGGCGAGCGTGGGCTTGTCGTGGAGATAGTAGACCTTTGACTGGTCGGCAAGCGTCTCGACCGTGGAGTACATACCACCAGCGTTCGCGAGCGCGGCGTTGAGGTCTGATATGGCCTGTTCGCGCGCGGTCCTTTCCTGCTTCACCGACGCCTGTATAGCCGTGATCTCCGGGCTGACATACTGCGACGCGTTCCTTAAAGGCGACTCTGCGCTATTCCCGAAGGCCGTATACGATGCCCACTGGAAGTCGATGTCCGTCAAGACCGTATAGTATCGCTTTCCTTTGCGGTCTGTGACGCGGCAGAGATCGCCAAACTCCGCGAGCGGGTACGCGGTATGCTCGCCCTCAAAGCTCCTGAACCTCCCGCCGATAAGGTACCCGCCGATGAGAGTGAGCCCCGTCTGTTCATTGCCCGTGATAAGTGGGTTCTCGATCGACAGCACATACCCTTCATTTCCGACAAGGACGACGTCGCCCTCTGTGTCGTGCGTCTGCACGCCCGTAATCACAATGTCGTCAAGGTCTATCCTGAGACGAGACCATTCATCGAGATCGTGCATGTTTTCAGGGACATAAGCGCCGACCGTAAAAGAAACCGAATCTCCTGTGTAAGTGTCGCCGTCAACGGTTTCAACAGACACGGCACCGGCATCCGACCAAATATTGTTTTCTCCCACGAGCGCATTGATGGCTTGAGACGCAAGCTGATACGCATTCTCCGAAGCGAGCTTGAACATCACCTGCACGGGGGACGCATTGAGAAGAGTCTGTGCCGCAGCCTTAGAGGTGAAGCGGTCATCGTATATGACAATGCGAGTCGTCCTCATGCGCAATTTCGTCTCCCCTGCGCTTGGAGGCGACGATGTGAAAGTATACTGATCGCTCAATCCGGTCGTGTCGTACTCAACCGCAGTGTCGGTTATGTCACAGCTGATGTATTTTGCACCGGTGCTTGCCGTCCCCTGTGAGGTTACATCACTCCCCGTGAGGGTAACGCACTTATATTCCTCCGTAAGTACACCAGTAGAGACGTTTATTGACCCCTTATAGACCCATCTTTGGAAATCGACAGGAAGCGTTGAATATTCGGATGTGTCTTCCCCCGACAGGTAGACATTTGTCCCCGCCCACCCGGTTATCCTGCGTACATTTGTCGGGCTTGGGTCACCGCTTCCGCTTTGGGACGGAGTGATGTTCACGGCAACGACCAAGGGGCCTCCGTTCTCTTCACGCGCGGAGTTAAGGCTGTCAAAGTCGTAGTTGATGATCTCCAGATATCCGCCGCGGCTGATCCTCGCGTTGCCTCCTGACAGCATCGCGAGATAGCCGAGGATCGACCGATAGGTATATTCCGTGTCTGGAGCCGCCGCGATCTCATACGTCCCGTTCGGGATGGTTTGCAGCTGAGTGTCGATGCCGCACGTCGCACATATCTCGGCAAAGAGCGCATTTGCCGTCGCCGGGAAAGTCAGCGCGGTCGAAAACGGCTTATCCGCCTTATACATATCGTCCTGCGCGGTGATGATGACCGTCTCCCCATAGGTCTCCGGCTCGGTGACGGTATATTTCCCGATTGCGATGGAATCGTTCGCCTCCGCAAAGTCCAGCGACAGCCGGATGACCGCGCCGAGGAAAGACACGTCCTCGTACTGGTCTTCGTAGTTTGCGAGCTCAAGCTGGCAAGTCCTGCATATCGCCGCGCCGACCGGGAACGCCAGCATGTCAGCGGAATCCGTGAAGCCGTTGTAGGATACGGCAAAATCCTCTGCGCCGAGCTGCAGCATCGTGCCGTCTTTGAGCGTGATGAGCGCGGAGGTCGTGAAGTCGGTCGTCTCCTCCATCGCGTCCCTCCATGCCTGTGAGACGTTTATCATATCGGATTCACCCCCACGCAGTTGAATGAGAAGTCCTCCACCAGCTCCTCATCGAGGTTGATGCGCCCCCAGTTGGCTTGCCCTTTGCCGACGTAAAACGGCGCCGTGCGCCATCCTTTGTAATAGACGCTCGGGTAGTGGAACTGGAAAGGGGTTCCTGACTGGATGATTCGGACGATGGCATTCGCCTCGTCAAGCGTGAGGAATGTGTAACTGAGAGAGAAGGCCTCGACCGTGAACATACGGCTGGTCTTCGCCTTGCCGGACTGCACACGCCCGGAATCCTCCGTGTACGTCGTCTCAAAAGAGTAGCTCAGTTTATCAGGCTGGGCTATTACCGTATTGTTCATTTTGATATAATCCTGCGCCATGTGATCATCCTCTCAGCAAAAACGGGTTGTTTCCTGTCCGCGCCTCTGCAAGGCGCCCCTGTTCTATGACCACGTCAAAGAGCGTCCTGTCGCGCGTCTTCGCGGTAACGTGTATATCACCGCCAGCCGCGCCGGACGCGCTCAGACGACTGTCGATGCGCTCGAGGAGGCTCTTGATGTCGTCAAGCCCCTCTGTAACGCTGAGTATCTGCGGAGGGATGATTGAGCCTCGGGCGACGGCGGGTATCATGTCCGGCGTGATCGCCGGCCAGTGGATGCCGTTGATCGCAGAGGAAACTCCGTCAATGGCGGTATGTATATCCGAGAGCACGTCCCCGACGCGCTCAAGCACCCCGCCGCCGAGGAGTTTTGCAAGTCTGCCAGCCACGAGGTCTAGCCATTCCGTGTGGCGTTCGAGCGGGATGATAGCTTCTTTTCCTGCCTCGCCAACGATATTTTGTCCGAGAAGCGATGCTCTGGTTACGATGCCGCCGAGTGCGTAAGTGTAGTATGAGGGCACCTGTACGCTGTACTTTTTGCTACTGTCCTTTACTGTCTTCCACGACACTCCGATATTAGGGACGGTGACCGTCAGTTTGGCTTTCAGCGCCGTGTTAAACTTTTTCTGCACAGCATCGAACGCACTCTTTGCCGCGTCGGAAATATTAAGGCTCACATCAAGGGCACGGGAGGACAGATTGTTCCAGCCGTCCTTGAACGTGTCAAGCATCTGCTGGGCAGATTTAGAGAAGGAGTTCGTGAAAAGGATAGACGTATCAAGGCTCCCCCACGACGCCTTAAAGGCAGTGTTCAGCGTAGACGCGCTGTTGGAGAGCTGGTTATCAGCTTCGACCGTCGTATCCTGCTGGCTCCACCTGGTCTTGAAGGCAGCGTTCAGATCCTTCGCGCTGTTCGCCAACGTGTTGTTGGAGACGAGATCTGTATTGAGTTTGCTCCACGCCTGTTTCTGCGCTGCGTTCAAATCCTTCGCGCTGGTCTTTAGAAGGTTTCGTGCGTATACGGTGGTGTTTGAGTTGTCCCAGTCCTCCTTGAACTTATCGGACGCGATATTCCCCGGCTGTGACAGCTCTGACCTCGCCTGAACGACCGGTCTATTGCGCCGCCAGTCCCGCGCATAATCGACTGTGTCGTGCTTCGCTCCCGGAGCTTCGGTCGTTACTTCTGCTGGGGCTTCCGAGCTCGCCGTTTCAAATGCGGACTTGTAGGACTCCCACATCTGAGTGATCACAGAAGAATCATAAGCATAATAACCACCAGAAGCTTGTACAGCTTGTCTGCGGAACTCTTCTTCCGATAATTGGTCGGCGCTTTCGCTCACAAATTTTGTATGTAGTGCAAAGGTTATGATAGCGGGAATAGTCAGGGCAACACCAAGTCCTATATGGCCTGTTGCGAATGCAATTACCGCCCCGAGCGCAAATATACCCCCTAGAGCCTTCAAAATACCCAGGAGCATCTCTTCGTCCGTGATCTTCCCTTCCGTGCCAAACTTCTGACTGATCGCCCAGAAGAGCGCGAGGCCTAGCGTCATCCCCACAGCCGCGCCCGCAACGCCGCCGATGGAGAAGCCGACTATCCCGCCGAGTGCACCAAACGCCGCTGCGACGATCATGCGCAGCATTTCCGCGCGATCCATCTTCCCATCATTATTGAATATCGTTCGGCTGAGATAAACTGACAGCAGAACTCCTGTTATAGCACCGACGATCGCACCTGGAACACCACCGAAGTGGAATCCTATAACGCCACCGAGAAGCAAGCCAATTCCTCCGATGATCTTCTGGGCGATATCCTCGCCTGTGAGATTATCCCAGTTGAAAATAAGGTCTTTCACGTCGACAGCAAATTTTGCGGCAGCACTCTCCATATCGATTTGCTCCTCCACAAGAGAGAAGCTGCCTCCCCCGCCGCCTCCGCCTCCACCGGAGCCGCCACCGCCACCGGAGCTATTGCTCTCCCAGATGTTCATCTCGTCAAGCCCTGCGAGCTGCTTCTTCGCCTTCTCTGCCGCAGCGCCGACATCTGATATGCCGCCCGCCGCCGCAGATGCGTTCGCGCCGACCGCTTTCATATATGTGCTCTTGCCACCAAGAACAGAAAAGAACACGCTGACCGCCGTGATGGCGTTCGACAGCCAGCCGATGAACTGCGTGAGGATGGGCCCGACGACATTCAGGATCGGTGCAAAGGCCGCCGCGAGGTTGCCCTTGAGCCCGTTCAGCGCGGCCCTGAGGTTATTGATCGTATTGGCGGTCGCCTGGTCGTAGTTCGCCAGCTCCTTGATGCCCTCCACGACAAAGTGCCGGACGCGGTTTGCAAGGACAAAAACGGAGCGGATGCCGAGTCCATAACGGAGCATCGTCTTGAGGCCTTTGTTGAAGCTCGCGGATACACCATCAACGCCGCCACGAAGGGACGCGAAGCCCTCAGAAATGTTCGTTACCGAAGCTCCTGCCGAGAGCGTCTGATATAGTTCCGCCGCTCTTTCTTTTTGCTGCGCAATCTCAGCCGTCTGCCGGACGAGCTTATCTACGATCGCCGCACCCTTCTCCTCGAGCCGCGCTGCGGCTTTTTCTTTCTCCGAGAGGATCCCCTTCTGGCGCTCCAGCTCCGCGGATATCGCCTTCTGCTGTTCAAGCTCATCCGCGAATTCCTCCGCATTGATGGAGCCTTTATAGTCGACCGATGTCCGCGCCTGTGATTCAGCAAGCAACCGCTCAAGGCGTTCGACCTCGTTATATGCCTGTATAGCCTCCTGCTGAGCTTGCCGCAGGGATTCGGCTATCCCGTTTCGCTCCGTCGTACGTTTCCCCAGAGCCTCTTCCGCTTTTGCAATGCTCTGCTGCAGCCGATTCAGTTCTTTTTGGGCCTGTTTATCCTCTATATGTACGCCGAGCAGGACATTTCCGTCAGCTGCCATGTTCTCACGTCCATTCTTTTATGAGATCGTCTTCGGCCTCGGTGAACTTCTGCTTGAAGTCAACAAGGTCCTTGTTGCGTCTGTACCATTCGCGCTCGTGCTTTTCGAGTTTCTTCCCACGCTTTTGCTTGTCGCGGATGGAAACGATCTGCGCCATCACACAGTCACCGCCCATCTCCATGTACGCCGCAAGGAACGTCCACCAGTGAAGCCCACCCGTATTCTCTGCCGCGTCATACGGGACGGCGCGAGCCTCATACCCGAGGACGCGGTTTACGGGTCCGATGATATGTCCCCAGTCCTGTTCCCAGTCAACGAGCGACGGTGAACTCTTCGAACGTCTATCCTCGCCGCCGTCGACAAACCACAGCATTTGCTTGACCGCTTCCTCGTAGTCCGTCAGCTCGTCAAGATCTGGATAGAACGCGGCGAGTGACGCAAGTCCCTTCTCCTCTTCCGTGAGCTCCGGGTCGTGCATGAAGCTAATGATATCCAGAATCACACGGAAGTCAGTGCGGATCGTTACCTCTTTCCCGCCGATATTTACAGTTGTGGGAAGTCCATAATTCATACGCAAAAAGCGGAGGGCGGGAAGCCGCCCTCCTTATCGTCACTTTTTCTTCTTGCCGTGGCGCTTCTGATACTTCGCAAGGATAGCATCCATGCGCGGATTCACGCGCCGCTCTTCCTTGATGATGGTGCTGTCCACGTTATCGAGTAGTGCGAAGAAAAGGTTCATCCACAGGTGCAGACCATCGGAGGCCGCGAACACGCTGAGTTCGCCGATTTCCGGGTCATAGAAGATGTGCTCGCAGAGCGGCGCCCCGAAGATGCCGTCGATCTTCTCCCGGATTGTCTTCTCCGCCTCGTTGAGCGTGTCGAAAAACTCGCCTGTGCTCCCCGCGCCGCCTTCATCGAGGCCTTGAAAAACAGAGGTATGGATACCTTCGATTTCCTCAAAGATCTTGAAGAGCCGTTCCACAAAGCGGACATCAGACGGGTTGAAGCGAATGGAGAAGTCATCCGTGATCTTGAACTCCTGTATGCCGAGATCAAGCGAAAGCGTGTTCATATTGCGTCCTCCTTAGTCTTGTCCGTTGCTCAGGTGTCTGCCGTGAACGTTACCACTCCGGCAGAAGAGATTGCTGCCGTACCTGTGGTGCGCGTGCCGCCATAGGTTACGTCGATGGGCATGGACATATCGCCGCCGCCCTCGCCGCCAAGTCCGGTCGGGCGAATCATGCACGCAGCATAACGCTCGGCGAAAACCGCCGTGTCGGCGGTGCCTGCATACATGTGTACGATGAGCATATCCTGATTGGCGAGGGAAGCCGCGTCCTGATCCTTGACGGCCATGTTCCAGACCTTGACGAGCGCCGCGTCCGCGCTGTCGAGTTTGGACGGGTCGAAGGTCTGCGTGATGATGGGCTTTTTCAGCCTGCCGCGAGTGACGCCCAGGATGTCCTTGATGCTCTCATCCTGCCAGTCATACTCCGAGGAACTGTCCTCCACACGGGCGCCGAGAGGGCTCCACGTGGGAGACGCCGTCGTCCCGGTGTTGAGGTAGGCGATCATGAGCTCGCGGTCAATGGTGTTGCCCGCAGTCGTATTGAAAGTAAGGTCTGCCATTTAATTCTCCTTTGTCTCGTAGTCCGCCGCCTGCTCATACAGGAGGCGGCATTGGATTTGATAGCGCGCGGCGTTGACGCCCTGCGCAAAAACATAACCGGAGGTCGTGACCTCCAGTTTTGTGGCCTTCCGTCCGTCGCCCAGGTCCGGGAAAACACGGGCGCGGTTGCGTCCCTCCAGCCACTCGGCAAAATCCTCGAACAGCCCCAGGTTATCCAGCTGCTGCCGGATCTCCTCGCCATAATAAGCACGCGTGGCCAGCACGAAGGCGAACTGGCGCAGGCTGTCTCCCAGGATATAGGTTTTTACGACCGGGGTCACCGGCGTCACGTCCACGGAGAACGTCACGGGATCTTCCGGGAGGAAATCCACATTGATCCGCTCGTTCTCCAGCAGAGGGCACTCTCTGAGAAATGCCCGCACCGATTCGATGATCGTCATCTGTATCTGCCTCCTACGTATCTTGCCAGCGCCCGGCGCACGTCGTCGCCACGGTCGGCCATCATGCGCTTGTCCCATTGCTTCCCGCGCATGGGCGCGCCGGAATACGTCAGTTCGCGCCCGGTCGGCTGCTTCTGAATATGCGGATTGGAATACCAGCCTATGACCTCTCCCGTCGCCTTGTCGCGGATAGGGATGTTCGGGCCGTAGACCTCGCCGGTATACTGGTAATGCGCGTACGGCTGGCCGTAGAGGATATATACCTCGCCGGCCGCGTCGATCACCTGCGCCGTGTTTTTGAGTGTACCCTGGTCCATCGGCACATATGGATCGCACAGCTGTCGAATGACACCCGCGATGTGCACCGTCGCGTCGTGCGACGCGCCCAGGCCCCGGCTTTTGAGGATCTTCGCCGTGTCGATATCCGGCTTTATTCGTACCTGCAGTCTCATTGTCCGATCACCGCCACATGCGGCAGGCCGCCGCGCCGGTTGTCCCCCACGGCCATGACCTTACGGGGCGCATACGCCTCGAGATCCGCTCTCTTCGTGATCTGCGTACCTGCCGGCAGCTCGCCGTGAATGACGTAATCGCCAACGGCGGGCAGAGCCTGCGTTGTGATTGCCGCGGCGGGGATGCGGATCTGCACGGCGTTGTCGTACACGACGCCGGCGTTCTCCGTCCGGATGCGCGTCTTGTTGTACCAGCTCACCCCGGAGAAGACGTGCTTCTCATACGTGTCACTGTCCGCGCCCTTCACCAGCCGGACGAAGGTCACGGTCTCGGTGCATGCCAGCACTAGAGACTCACCCCCCGGTACAGCAGGCCCGTAGGGGCCAGATACAGGGCGGCGGCGTTATACAGCCGCATGGCCCCGGGGGACGCCGCGCCGACGGCACTGCCGCTGGTGATGTAGCTCACGGAGATCCCGTCGTTGGTCTCGCTGGCGATGCCGTCCCGCCTCTCGTCCATGGCCCGGGCGTCGCACACGGCGCACAGGGCCAGGCTCACCAACTGCTTCGCAGTGTCGCTCAGCTCTTCGGTGATCCGGCCCAGGGTCAGCTCGTCCAAGTACGCAGCGGCGAACACCGACAGCCGGATGAAGTCATCCTCCTCCAGCGTCCCGTGAAAGGTGTCTGTGTAGAAATCATAATCGACTGTCAGCATGGGGCCTCGCCTCCTGTTGCTTATTCGCCCGGATCGGCGGCGGGCGTATCATCTCCGCCGCCCTCCAGGGCTGTGACTCTGTCGTCCAGGGCAGCGATCTGCTCCCCCAGAGCGGCCAGGGCGCCCTCGTCGCCGCCGATGGCGTCAATCAGCGCCAGGACCCGGTTGAAATTCTCCTCGATCTTCTCCACGCAGTCCGCATCCAGCAGACGAGGATCAATCGTTTTATCAGCCATCCGGATCACGCTCCTTCTCTGCGCCCTTCTCGGGCGCCTTCTTCTCGGCGGGAGCCTTGGGCGGCTTTTTGGCCGCCTTCGGCTTCTCCTCCGGGAAGGTCAGTCCCACGGTCCTGCCCATATCAGTTCAGGACAGTGACGGTGCCCGCGCCGGCAGAACCTGCGACCACAAGCGCCACCTTGCCCGCCGCGACAGAGGTGCCGGCATCGGTAGACACGTTCTTCACTGTGACGGCGTTGGTGCCGCCAGTGTTCATGACGATGGCCGCCTGTCCTGCGGTGAGGCCCAGGGTCAGAGCCTTGGAAGCCGCAGAGCAGGTAAAGAGGACAAAGGGCCGCCGCTCGTCCGCAGTCAGCGCGCAGCTGTCGCTCATGGCGATGCTCGCGCTCATGTCGGAGAGGTCCCAGCCGTCCGTATTCTTCCAACGCATTTTTTCAGCCCTCCTTTACGATGCCTTGTGGTGGAGGTAGATGCCCGCCACTTTGTTCTCGTACACGTCGGCAATAGCCACATGGCGATAGCCGAACTTCCAGGCGTCGGCGCTCTGGTTCTGGTCGGGGGAGATGATCTTGGGCGCGATGTGCTTGCTGAACTGGATCAGGGCGGGCCGGTGGATAATCATGAAGTTGATGTCCTTGCCCGCTGCGGCCTTGGCATAGCCGCCGCCCGTCTCACCCTCGGAAGTGCCATCCTTCTGGTCGATGGCAGTATAGAAGCGGGTCTGGGGCACGTCGGTGACCTTGGCGAAGCGGTCCAGCACCTCCCGGCTCTTGGTGGTGTCCATGTCCTGGAGCAGGCCGTGGAGCGTGGGAGTGATGTACAGATACCGCTCGTTCAGGGGCACCTCGTCCTCGTCCATCTCGTTGACGCCGGCCCGCAGCGCGGCCACCACGTCAGCGCCGGTGCCGAGAGTCGCGCCAGAAGCCACCTTGGAAATACCGGAGGTCCCGGCGTAGCAGGCGAACCGGAAGGCGTCCAGCTCGGGCACCACCTGGGTGCGGATGAACTCGCCCGCCAGACGGCCGAAGGCGATGCCCGCGGTCTCCTGGTTGTCCATGGTGTCCACGGTGAACATGCGGCCACGGTCGAAGTTGCAGGCCACGGTCTCATTGGTGAGGGTCACGTCGCCGGACACATAGCCGCTGTTGCGGGAGTAGTCCGCCAGGCCCTGCATGGAGAGCTTGGGGATAATGAGCTCGTTGGCGTTCGCGCCCTGGCGCACGAGCTCGGGGTTGCCGTCCAGATCGGACGTAAGGGAGGCCAGCTTATACACCTCGTCCAGGAGGGGGATATATGCCTTGGCCAGTGCAATGGAATTAGCCATAGTTTTGATCTCCTTTTATCGATCTTATTTTTTGTCTGAGAGGCCAAAGGCAGCGCGAAGCGCGTCATTGCCGCCCATAAGGTTCCCGCCCGTGCCGCCTCTCGTGATCACGGGCGTTTTGCCGTCGTCCTCCGGCGTGAAGGCGCCGGGGTCCGCTTCCCGGTAGGTCTTGGTGAAGTCCTCCAGGCCCAGGAGCTTGCCGTCCTCCAGCTTCAGCTGCTTGGCCGTCAGGTCGGAGACAAAGGCCTTTTTCGCGCTCTCCGACGTGAAGGACAGTCCGCTCACCGCTTTCTCCACCGCGTGGCCGTACTTCACCGCCTCCAGGTCGTCCTTGAGCTTCTGGGTGTCGGTGTTGTACTTCGTCTCCCAGTCAGAGGCGGCCTTCTTCACGCCCTCGATGTCCATGTCCTTGTAGGACTGGATCGTCTTGTTGGCGTCGTCGAGCTGGGACTTGAGGCCGTCCCGCTCCGTGGTGAGAGCGGTGACGGTGGCCTTCTGGCCCTCCAGATCACGGCCGTTCTCGTCGAGGATGCGGTCGATGATCTCCTTGGAGAGTTTGACGCCCTCGCCGATGTCGAGACCTTCCAGGAATTCGCGTTTCATGTGTGCTCCTTTCTCCGCTACGCTTTTTTACGAGGTCGCGCCTCTGCGGCGGCGTAGTTTTACGACTTCGCCCCGGTCAAAATTTGATGGCGCCGCCGGCGGGACTCGGACCCGCGCGCCTGAGGCTCTGGCCGACTGAGCTACGGCGGCATAAAAAACGAGAGCCGTTACAGGTTCTGTAACAGCTCCCAGATATTCGGTTGGTGTGTATGTAACCTTACAGACTTGAAAGGCTTTGCAAGGCTGGCGCAAAGGATTCCGAGGTCAGCAGGACCGGTGGCACAGCACGGCCCATAATGTACAAATAGATGCGCCGGCTCTTCCGTATCTGCTCGATCTCCTCATCCGTCAGCTCCCAGACGGTTTCCACCTCGTCCTGCCCCGTCTCGGAATTCTTCAGCACCGTCGCCGGCAGATCCCTGCAGCCCTCGGCCACATAGGTGACGTTTGAATACTCGGTTCTGATCGGATTCATAACAATCTCCTTGCATTTTTCTCGTTGGTGTGGTATATAATACTTAGAGGCGGTTCGCCGCCCCACTGAAAAGTCCTCCCGTTGGCCCCTGTTTTGGCTGGCGGTCGGGCTTTTCTTATTTTCGCTCCAGGATTCGGGTTATTTCATTTTGTTCGACTATGATCAGACGTTGAACTCCTCGCAAATGATATGACGTAAATACATTTTCGGCCTGCCTCATAATCTCTTCTGTGCCCAGTGGGTTTTGTGTAATGTCCAATACAAAATTATCTGCCTGATTCTGTGATTCACTGAGCCTGTTATATACGGCATTTTTACTGGTCGAGCGGCTCATCGTCTTCAAATCAAACCGTTCTCCACGGAACAAATAATCCGGTGTTCTAACGTTTTTGAAATCACCGCTGACCTTTGGCATCATCCGAATATCACCGCCGAGTTTGCTCTCCAGCAGCTCGGCGATTTCTTTTTCGTGATCGTCATAGTCCAGTTTGACGTTTTTCCCGTCTACAATGTACACTTGACCGTCCTGGACAAACCCTCGGAGATCTCTCACCTCGTGACTGTTCGGCGTGGCCTTGTCCAGCCATTCCCTGGTCACATCGTTGTAACCGTATGTAGGCGATTCCGGCTTCTTCGGTGTGTTAGTGACGATTACGTCCTTCGACGCCTCTCGGGTCTCCTTGAGCCCAAACCCGGCGATCTCCTCGCGGCTCTGGCGGCGCTTGAAGCCTGTCGCCCGGAGGAAATCCCCCTGTCGCTTGTTCCACTCGGAGATCTTCGCGGCGGCCTCGGACGTGTCCTGCCCCGCGGCCTTCTGGGCGGCGTACACCCGCTTCCATTTCCGGATCTGCCGCTCGTTGTAGCGCTGGATATCCCGCGCCTCGGCCTCCGTCAGTTTCTTGCCATTCCACTCATACTTCGGCTCGTTCAGTTTGGCCAGGGCCTCCGGCGTCCAGGTGCGGGGCATGCCCTCAAACCACGGGTTCCAGTCGTGCCGACAGTTGGCTCCCTTGAAACCGGCCACGTCGCCAAAGCCGATATCCTCGAGACTCAGATACCCCGGCCGACCGCTGAGGCTCACGATCTGCCCCTGCCATTCCGCATGGGAGGGTCGGGCGCCCTCGTGCGCCGTCAGCTCCATGAGGTCGGCACCCATCTGATGCGCGCGCTCAAGCTGCAGCTGTCCGCAGGTCTGATTGACGCCCGTGACCACCGCACGACGGACCGCCGCCTCGATGGTGTCCTTGCGGGCGCTTTCGTACTCGATAGCCTCCACGCCCTTCTCCGCCAGCTCGTTCACCGCGCTCTTGATGGCGGCGTCGGCAGAGAAAGCGCCGGATTGCACCTTCATCCAGGCGGCGTCCAGCGCGCGCTCAAACTGCTGGGAGGCGGTCTGTGCTGTGGTCCGCGTCAGGTTCCGCATGGTGGCCACGGTGGCCTGATACCCGGCGTTCAGGATATCGGTCAGGGCCTCGCTGCTGGCCAGGGGCTCCCCGGTCATACCGTTAGCCTCATAGATGCTCTCATCGTAGCCCATGGACTGGATCGCCGCCGCCTGCATGAGCTTTTTGAGTTCCGCTTTGGTCTTGCCCGTGCGCCTGGACAGCTCGGCAATGATGTCCTCGGAGAGCGCCCCGGCCTCCCGCAGCTTCCGGTATTGCCAGTCCGCCGATGCCGTCCATAGGTCAGCGCTTGCAATCCGCCGAGCCATATCCTCCAGGATGGCGTCCTCCGCCTCCTGATACAGCGCCACGATGGGCTCGGGAAGATCCTCCAGAAACTCAGGCGTCAGCATATCAGCTCAGCGTCAGCCCCTCAGAGGGCGGCGGCATATACTCCCGGGCCTCCTCCTCGGAAACCCCGAAGTACCAGGCAATGAGCTTCTCCGGTTTCAAATACCCGGCGTCCACCAGGGATTTCCGGGTGGCAAAGTCCTTGTCCGTGTCCTGCAGAACGCCGTCGCCCCAGGTGAAGGTCATCTCGTACTCCCCGCGGGGCGCGAGATCGTACAGGCTGGCGTAGAAGTCCATGACCCACACAAGATGCTCCAGCGCCTTCTGCAAGGCCGCCTGCATCTCGCACACGGCAGCATAGGAGCGCTGCCGAGAGGTCTTGATCTCCGTAGCAGTTTTGTCCACGCTCTGGGGATCGGAGAGCGTCCCATAGGCCAAGGAGCAGTTGAACTCGATCCGCTTCAAAAGCTCGTCCAGCCCGTGGAACAGGGATCCGTCCCGGATCTCCGGCGAAAACACCTGATACAGGTCCCCGGACGTACCGGAGCCGGACAGCATGAGCTGCCGGAATAGGCGCTGCTTGCGCCGGGGCAGCCGCGCCTTGTCGTCTTCCTTGGGGACCTTCAGCGCTCCGTAACTCGCATCCACCGCAAGCTCCGAGCCCTCATACTCCCACAGGATACGGCTATACTGGGCGTCGGCCTCCTTGATGAGGTCCGCGGCCCGGCTGTACACGGATACGCCCAGAGGCGACGACAGATCGATGTTGTTCGCCTGAGGAATGCGGAAGTAGGAGAACAGCATGCCCTCTATGGGCGCGCCGTCTTTGCGGCGGATGGTGGCCTCCGGTTCCAGGTCTGCCCATTCCTCTATCTCGCCCAGGGCGCACTCCGTACCCAACTCGCTCTCTGTGTGGGACTGGAAGGCCAGGTTCCGGATGATATAGGCATCGTCGGTCTGCCGGTGCTGCTCCATCCGGGTATACCACACCTTGCCGCGGCGCACACGCTCCACAAACACCGCGCCGGTGATCTCCTTCTGCCCGTTGGTGTCCGTCGGATAGAAGCGCCAGGCGGGCACCGCCTCCACAGCAAGCTTGCCACCGTCCACATAGGGCTTGAATACCCCTCCTCCGCCTGCGCAGGCGACCTCCACATCATTGCGCAACCCCTCCAGGACGACGCGCCTGTATTCCTCGTTCAGCCAGTCACCCCGGGCGCTGCCGCTGACCTCGCTCTCAAGCTCGATCGTCACGAGCCGTGCAAACTCCCCCGCGATGGCAGCCGGCAGCCCCAGGCTCTGGGTGTTATCGTCCTTCCAGGGTGCCTTATCCAGGAACATATCGGACCACAGGTCTATGGCGTCCTGCATCTCCCGGGACACAGCCACGTCTACGCCCAGGGCGCGCTTGGCGTCGTTTATATGCAGCATTCTTTGAAACACTCCTCGTATCCAGTTGATAAACGTTTTCAGCATCACGCGCTGGACCCCCTCCGCCGGAACAGCGGCTCAAAGGCGTACCGCAGGGCGCTGATCGCGTGATCGTTCCCATCAGGGTAGCCGCTGATGACGTTGCCGTCCTTGTCTCTCATGTATTCATAGGCCAGAACCTCCCGCAGGGCGTTGGGCGTCCGGGCCGGGTCAATCACCAGAGTACGCCGCTGCAGCCACTTGAACCCGTAATCCACGGACCCCGGGCCCTTCACCGCCCCGAAGGCGGGAATGCCCATGTCCCGGTAGTCGTTCACGCTCTTTGGTTCCGCGCTGTCACAGGTGATAATGGCGTCGGTATAGCCCTTCTCCTTGATCCAGGCGCCCGTCTCCGTGTTGGCCGTCTTATTCACGTACAGCTCGTCCAGGAGATATATGCGCTCCCGGGCAGCGTCGTAGTGGCAGCGGAGAAAAGCGTACTGGTCCGGATACCAGCCCCAGTCCACACCCTGATAGATCCGGTCGAAGGATTTCAATTCGTCATCGGAGATCATCCGCTGCTCCACGTACTCGAACACGTTGCCGCCGTCCCCGTTGGGAACGCCCATGTATTCGTGCTCATAGGCGGTCGGGTTAATATCCTTCAGGTGCGCCGCGTCGTCCAGGAACTTCTGCCCCAGCCATTCCGGCGGTGCCTGGAGGTAATTGCTTTCATGAATAACCGCGCCGTCCAGGAATTCCGGATGATTCACCCAGGCGGCCCGGCTCTTGGGCGGGTTGAAGCTGGAGAAGTCATAGCTCTCCCCGCCGCCGCGAAGCACGGACTGGTTCACGCTCCGGACCTCCTCCGGTCCGGCGAACTGGTCCAACTCCTCCTTCCAGAGGATGCCAATATAGCCGAATACCGGCTTGATGCCCTTGAGCTTCGTCGGCTCGTCTACGCCCCGGAAATAAATCTTCTGCCCGGTGGGGAGATAGGTGATCTCCAGGGGCGATTTGGCAAACTTAAATTCCGCCGTCCGCCCCAGCTCGTTGATAGCCCACTGCATTTGGGCATATACGGAGTCCTTCAGCGTCCCCGCCACCTTGCGCACAATACAGGCGTGCATCTGAGGATGATTCTTCATGAGCTCCACGATCAGCAGGGAGATCATGGAGGATTTCAGGCCGCCGCGCCCGCCCCGGAAGATGTAGGTCCGGTTGGGCTCGATGCGCCGGAAGATATCCACAAAGGCCGATCCCATGACGCGCCGCGGCAGCTCGAACGCCTCATCCTCCCCGGCCTTGTCCGGTACGGCGGTGAATTTGTCGATCAGAATGCCCAGCGTTGTGGTGACGTCCGTCGCCGTCTTGGCCCCGGCGATCTTGTCTGGCAGCGCCTCCAGGCCGGCGTCGATGATCTCGCAGATCTTGTCCCGGCGCGCCTCCATGTGCGCCAGGATGTCGGCGGTGTTCTGCGCTTTTTTCCGTTGGCAGTTCCGGGCAGTCTCCTCATCCGCCGTCACGATCGCCTTTACCGTATTTCGAGAGACCCCGTTTTTCTTTGCCGTAGCGTTATAACTGCCCAGCTCCGTATAATCAGCAATGATCTGCTTTTTCTGCTTATCCGTCAGCCGTGCTGCCATAACACCACCTCTCTCCACGAAGGGCATAACAAAGCGCCGGGATCCCTCCCGACGCTTTTGCACGATATCAATTTATCACAGTTTTCGGCGCTAAAAGTTTAAACTTTTTACAAAACCCTCAAATAGGCGTCCACGAGTTCAACAAAATTGTTATGCCAGAACTTCGCCGTCTGTGGGCTCACATGAAGCGCCATGGCCGCTCCCTCCAGCGTGTGCGACCGCCGCCAGTACACGAGATCGATGATCCGCACGCGGAGAGCGCCGTTCCGGTACCGCATGGTGGTCTGAATGGCGTTGCTCACAGCATCCAGCGCCCGCTGATCATCCGGCGACAGCTGACGCAGCGCCACATCCTCCGTAGTCCGGGAAGCGGACCCGGACCCGGGGAGCACGACATTGACGACGGTTCCATCCGGCTGCTTATCCGGCGTCCCATAGTTGGCTGTAACGGCCATGTCCTTCAGCTCCCGCTCCCGCCGTCGGAGATTCGGGTATTCCCGGATAACAGCCCGGGTGTTTTTACGCCAGCCCATCGGCATCACCGTCCTGTATCGCCAGCAGCTGCTTGAGCACTTTCCAAAGCCGCAGCTGCCTCTTGTCTATCCGGCATACAGCGGTCTCGATCCGATATAGGTAGTTTTCCGTTTTTTCGTTGTGCGCGTACATCGCTCGCTCGATCTGCGAGGCCAGGCGCCCGCACTTCTGATCGCGCGCGCCCTTATCTCGGTACACAACAGACAGCGATTTCCCGCTCTTCAGCCAGACCGTCAGCTTATACGGGTATTGCGGGTTCGTGCTGTCCGCCGCCTCGATGTAGGATACCTCCTCAGCGGCTATGTAGTTCCCGTTGAATTCGATCACACCGCGCACCTCCTCTCTATCTCATCGATCTCATCAAGGCCGTAATAATCCCGGTATGATTTCTGGCTGTATATGTACCCCGTGGCTTTGCGGAGGAATCGCTGGCCCTCTCCATGACATAGATCAACTCCACAGTAAGGGCATGTATCCATCTGTGTTCCCGTCAAACTGGCCGCCGGCTCTTGCTTTGCCCAATACTGGCCACCATGGATGCCTGCAATCTCATTCTGCCACATGTACACGCCCTCCGGCATGTCGGCGCAAAGATGGATAACACCACAATATGCGGCATAATCCGATCTCGCGTCCGGCCCACATGGTGTCAAATCGGCAGCATGAAGCCATCTTCGGTAACCTTCTCGGACGGCCTCCCGGCTCTTGCGGTCTCGTTCCTCCGCTTCCAACTGCTCAAAAAGATTGATCTGCGCGTTCACTTCTCGGCCTCCTCCTGCAGCATGACGATGTGCTTGTTTATGTAAATGGCCAGATTGTATTCGATACGCGCTCCAGCGCTCAGGTGCGAATCTGGAAGGAACGCAACGACATCTGCTGCAAACAGCATCGGCAGGCAGATCGACATATAGTCCTCGGGTGCCATGCCCTCCGGAAGTATCGCCGGGTTCAGGATGATGTTTCCGTCCTCTCCCTGCTGCTCCGCCGCTTTGCGGAATTTATCTCTGTAGTTCGGATCGCCGGAGATCTTCCCGGCCAGGTAAACTTTCATACCTCTACCTCCTTACTCCACCGCACCTTCATCTCGTCTAAAACGATTTCCTCCTGTATGTATCTCTCTCCGGTCCAATGCGTACCGCCAGCAGATCCGTCACAGTGGAAGCCCGCTGCTCTCAGGCTCGCCCCTGGCTCACTTTCCCGTGTGTAGGTCACCAAGCGCTTATAACCGAGACCTTTAGCGGCCCGCCACGCGGAGGCATACAGCATTGAGCAGGCGTTCCGCGTACCATCTGTACAGCAGCGGTTGACCTCCAAAGTGAGCCCGTCGTCGAAGTATCTCCCCACAGGGCGTCCGACCATCGCCACACCGCACAACCGGTCCCCGTCGTAGCAGGCAATCGAAAACTTATGGCCCGCAGGCGGCTTGTTGTGCCGATGATTCATTTGTACAAAAGTCCTCGCCATCTGAAAGTCACAAGGGCGGATTTCAAGCGCCATCTTCCGCCCCCTCCTTCAGGTCAAAGATGCATATTTGCTGCATGGGCGACTCGTAATTCATCCATATCGTTTCTGTGGCCATCTCTGTTGATGTGGTCTGCGACATGACGCTGTCCTTGTGCCAGCCCTCCAATGTGGTGTTGTAAAGATCGGACTCGTAGCCAGATATGATGATCTTTGCATGGCTCCGGGTGATCAGTGATAGCAGCCGCTTTTGTCCGGCAAGGTCCATTTCGTGGGCATACAGGGCGCCGCTCTTGCGGACGGAGCGAACGTAAGGCGGATCGAGGTACATGAGCACGTCGGGATTGTCGTACCTCTCAATCAGCCGCAGGGCGTCCATGTGCTCGATCTGAACAAGGCGCGTCGTGTCGCCTCGTAGCCTGGCGGCGGCGATATCTATCGTTTCTGTGATGCCGCCCCACTTGCAGGCGGTCCCGCCGATCTTCATTTGCATATGGTTCCGCCACCCGCATTTGCTCGTGCCGGCCAGTTTCGCACCGATGGCTTGCGTGGTCTTCACCATATACCGCCGCGCCTTTTCCAGAGGATCCTCGCACGGTTCAAATGCCCGGTCGTACTCCTCTCGGCTGTAGGGCGTCAGCGCCAGCACCCGTTTCAGCTCCTCCGGCTGTTCCCGGAGGACATAGAACAGATTGACGATGTTGCTGTCCAGATCGTTGATCGTCTCAACAGCGCCAGGGGCCTTGTTGAAGAACACCGCGCCGGAACCGACGAAAGGCTCCAGATACACCATCCGTTCATATCCTTCCGGGAAGTGGTCGATGATCCAGTTGGCTATCGACCACTTACTACCGGGATATCGGAAAAGCGCTTTCATGATGCTCTCGTAGCCCTCCGTTCCACCACCGCCGCATGGTCCAGTTTTCGCCATGGATGGTTTTCTTTGTCCCGCACCGCATTCGCCTTTTCCAGGTTCTTCTTTGAGATCGCGGCGCAGATCTCGCATTGCCCTCCGTCCCGGACAGCCGGACGCTTATTGCACAGCCAGCATATACCGTTGTCTCCCCGCGGGTAGTTCGCACCCTGACCGCCTCGCTTTTCTGCGTGTTTCCTGCGCCGTTTCGCGCGGCAGCCGGCACAGGTGGTATGACGGTCATCATCTAACGGCCGAGCGCAGAGCACGCACCGGTGTTCTGCCTTCATGCGGTAATACCAGTCTTTATTCCCGCCCAATAAGCGCTCATGGTTCTTCTCGCGAAAGGCTGCTTTCTCTGCCCGATTGATTTCCACACACTCCGCGCAGCGTGCCCGGCCGGCCAGGGTATAAGCGTCCTGCTTGTGGCAGCGAACGCACCGCTGCAGGGATTTCCAGAAAATATAGCTCTCGCGGTCATATTCGCTTTTTGCCTTCGGATCGGTTTTCGGCACCCTCAAACCCTCCTTCCAGGTAAACCTCGATCATGTGGACGGCCTCCTTCCATCCCCGGCACAGCGCCGCGACATAGCCACGCGCCCGCAGTTGCTCAAGCCAGTAATTCTGCTCCGCAGAGGCGCGGCCCGTGGGTGTCTTCATCTCGAGAAACAGTCCGTGATGCTTTCCGCGAGGAATCGGAAGAAACAGATCCGGCACCCCAGGCTTCACGCCCTGCTCCTTCATGTGCTTCGCCTCCCGGACGTCCCGGCTCCCGCCGTTGGGGATATGGAACAACAGCGCCAGCTCCGGGTAATGAGCCCGGTTTATCATGCTCCAGCGGATAACGTTGATCTGGTGCTGTGCCTCTGTCGTGGGATTGGCAAACAGCTTCACAGTCGTTTTCATGCGATCCTCCCTCCCATGACCCGGTTTAGGATCTGACTTGCCTGCATCTTCGTCAGTCCCCGGGCGTCGAAGTTCTTCAACCTTCTGGAGATCAGTGCCATCTGCTTCTCGCTGGCGGGCCCGCTCCCCCAACGCTTTACCGCGTTCAGATCCCAGATCGTAAAGTCATTCGGAGCCAGCGGAATTCCGAAACGCTTCCGCGGCGCATAGACCATCAGGTCCAGCAGCTTGTCCAGGGAAATGACATTTGTCTTGACCAGGCCGCCGTAAAGCGCTGCAAATGCTGTCTCCAGGTTGAACTCAAGATAGGTATTCAGCGCCTCTTTCTTGTATGCCTCGGATGAAGGGAGCTCCTTGATGTTGTTCAAATATTGA